ATCTAGTCGATGCTAGAGGATTTAAGTGGGCATACACAGAATGCTCAGAGCAGCATCCCCCTCAGACCATTGAATACTATGAAGAGGCACTGAAGCAGTTCCCTGAGGACCAACCAGTGATTGTATTCTCTGATTCCCCTGAGTGGTGTCAGGAGCAAGAACTGTTCAAACCAGAAAGGTTCTTGATTTCTGAACCAGAAGAAAAGTATCCAGATGGTTCTTACACTCCATATGTTGACCTTTGCCTAATGAGTCTGTGCTCTGGTGCTATCATTGCTAACTCCTCACTCTCTTGGTGGGGTGCCTGGTTGCAGAATGGTAGAGGTAAAGTAGTTGCACCTAAGAACTGGTTTGGTCCAGCATATGCTGGTAAGAATACCTCTGACCTTTATTGTGAGGGATGGGAGGTTATTTGATGGATAAAAATAAGTCTGCCTTCAAATTAAAGGGTATGCCACCCATCTATTATGTGAATCTTGATGGGCAACCAGAAAGAAAAGATTACATGGAATCTCAGTTTGCATATTGGGAAATTGAAAACTACGAACGTATCTCTGGATATGATGGTAGAGAAGACGACCTGAGTGGAATCTTGACAGGTCAATACCCTCAAATGATGAACTCAGGTGAGATTGGGTGCACTACATCGCATCTAAAGGTTCTAAAACACTTTGTTGAGAACTCTGATGCTCCCTGTTGTGTGGTTCTTGAAGATGATGTTGACCTAAACATTGCAAGATACTGGGACTTTACTTGGAAAGACTTTTATAGTAAAGTTCCTTACGACTATGACGTTGTTCAACTTGCAATTATTTGCACTGGACCACTTCATGTCCAACTGCACAAGAGGTTTGTAAATGACTTCTCTACTGCTGCTTACATGATTACTAGGCATCATGCCGAGAAGATTGTAAGACTGCATTGCAGAAAGAAAGACAAATACAAAATTGACCAAGCAGTAAAACCCAGAGCAGTTGCTGATGACCTTATCTACAATTCAGGCAACACTTTTTCTATTCCATTGTTCCTCTATAGACTAGAGATGGGTTCTTCGATTCACCCAGAGCATATCAACATCTTCCATAAGAACAGTCATGAAGGTCTGACACAGTTCTGGACACAGCAAGGTGCTAGTGTTAAAATTGATGAGTTGATGAACTATGACCCATATTTGGGAAGAATCACTCAGTCTCCAGAACAAATTGAGGCTGCAAAACGTCAACAAGCAGGGCAACCCGTACCTGCTTGACATAAAAGTCAACATAAAGTATTATAAATAAACTGTCACACTGTGCCAGTTGTGACATTTCTTAACAATGGTATTCAGACCCCTCAACTACTCGGGAATGTACTGTTATAAACAGACTCAAGTCGAGAGTCTTTTCATCTGTGGGTAACCATTCCACAAGTAAAAATTACGAGGTAACTAAAATGATTAAATCTGTTCTCGCAGCTGTTGCTGCTGCTCCCCTGTTTGCTGGTGCTGCTATGGCAGGCCCCTACGTGAACGTAGAAGCAAACTCAGGATTCACTGGCTCGGATTACTCTGGGACCACCACCGACGCTCACGTAGGCTACGCTGGTGAAGCTGGTGCTGTTTCATACTATGCACAGGTTGGACCTAGCTTTGTTGCTGTAGACGGTGCTGATGGTGAGACCGTTCTTTCTGGTAAAGCAGGTGCTAGTGTTGCTGCTACCGAAGCACTTTCCATCTATGGTGAGGTTTCTTTCGCAACTGGAGTTGATGATGCAGACAACGGTTACGGAACCAAGATTGGAGCAACCTACTCCTTCTGATAGTTGGATTAAAATATAAAAATTAGGACTTCCTAACAAGGAGGTCCTTTTTTTGTGTAAAAATTTGGTTAAATCACCATACATAATGAGGTTTGTCTACTTAATAGTTTAGTTAACCTTTTCTTAGTGGACCTTAAGTGATGTATCAATTAATATTGATGTGTCTTTAAATGACAAACCCGAAAACATTACAAACGGTATTACAAATGAAAGCAATCGCACTTGCCGCACTGGCAGCATCTGCACTGGCGACACCTGCCCTTGCAGGACCCTATGTAGAGTCCAAGCATGAATTCAAAGGAACTGACGAAGATTTTTCTAAGGCAGTTCATCAAGGTCGTGTGGGATATGAAACCAAGTATGGTGCTCTGACTCCTTACATCGAAGGTGGTGTTGGTGTTACCTATCCTGATGGTGGAGAGCAAGAAACCTTCACTGCTCTGGAAGTCGGTAGCAAGGTAAAAATCACTGATAAGTTTTCTGCTTATGGTAAGTGGGAGAACATCTTCCAAGAAGATTCTACCCGTGACTGGAAAGTTGAAGTCGGCACCAAGTATAAGTTCTGATAACTGAATTATGAAACTCAAAGCAATCGCAGCAATCGCAGCCGCAGCACCTCTAATGGTTGCGTGTGGTTCCAACGAGACGGCAGAGAAGTTCACCCTTAATGGTGCTGGTGCTACGTTCCCTGCCATGTATTACAACAGTGTCCTCAAGTCTTTTGCTGATGATACTGGCAACCAAGTCAACTATCAAGCAGTTGGTTCTGGTGCTGGTGTTCGTCAGTTCAAAGCAAAGACCGTTGATTTCGGTGCCTCTGATGGTGCTGTAAGTGATGCCAAGCAACCTGCTGAAGGTATGGTTCATATTCCAATGACTGGTGGTGCTATCGTTCCCACTTACAACTATCCTGGTTGTGAAGTCAAGATGACTCAAACGCAACTTGCTGATGTATTCCTTGGCAAGATTACTAACTGGTCTACTTTCGGTTGTGCTGATAAGCAAATTACTACCGTCCATCGTTCCGATGGTAGTGGAACTACCAAAGGTTTCACTAACTCTCTGTCTGCTTTCTCTCCTGAATGGAAGGCAAAAGTTGGCACTGGTAAATCCGTGAAGTGGCCTACTGGTATTGGTGGTAAAGGAAACTCTGGTGTTGCTGCTGGCATCACTAACCTCCCAGGTGCTATTGGTTATGTAAACTATGGTTATGTTCGCAATGGTCTCCAACAGGTTGCTATTCAGAACAAAGCAGGAAACTTCGTGAAGGCATCTGCTGAGACTGCTTCTGCTGGTCTTGGTGAGATTGTCCTTGACGACCAACTGCGTGGTGCTGATGCTAACCCTGCTGGTGCTAATGCATACCCCATCGTTTCTTTGACATGGATTCTTGCATACCCTGAGTATGAGAAGAACGAAAACGTGAAGACCATGCTCCGATATATGCTGACACCTACTCAGCAACAGAAGGCAGACTCCCTTGGTTATGTTCCTCTTCCTGAGGGTCTTCGTCAGAAAGCTCTGACAGCAGTTGATAGTTTGAAGTGATATAAGTATTAATCACTACAAAGGACCTCTTGACAGAGGTCCTTTTTTACTATATACTATGTAAAGATTTACAACATTAAGTAAATGACTGTAACAACCAATGAGTATGGGCAACAAAACATGTTTGCCAAAGAACCACAAATGTATGTCTCTAAGACCGACGCAGAGCGTTATGGTTATGAGACCTATGCAGAACGTGCAGAGAAACTGAACGGTCGTGTTGCTATGCTGGGATTCGTCGCAGCAGTTGTATCTTACGTAACTAGTGGCAGTCTGTTCTTCTTCGGTGCGTTTGGAATCTGACACACAACTTGACAGTCATATAAACTTTCTATACTATAGATACTTCTACTTAAATTATTAAGAAACTATGTCTTTTACAATTACTCTTCGTCAATCTGATGGTACTGAAACCGCTGTGCCCTGCGAAGATGACCAGTACATTCTTGATGCTGCTGAAGAAGCAGGTGTTGACCTGAACTATTCCTGCCGTGCAGGTGCTTGTTCTTCCTGTGCTGGTAAGATTGTTAGTGGAACTGTTGACCAGAGTGACCAATCTTTCCTTGACGATGACCAGATTGAAGCAGGATTCGTGCTGACTTGTGTTGCATATCCTACTTCTGACTGTGTAATCGAAACCGAAAAGGAAGAGGAACTCTACTGATGAATAAGTTTTATCTTTTTTCTAAAAAGTCTTGCGGACCTTGTGCCCTTGTAGATAAATATATGAACTCTATCAAGGACGAACGCACTTCTATTTTGGAGAAAGTAGACCTTGAAGATTTTAGTGATACTCCAATTCCTCAGAGTAACCTTGACCTTGCTTCAAAGTATGGTGTAACGGCAACTCCCGTTCTTATCATTACCGATGTTGATGGTGTCAAACTCGAAGAAAAAATTGGAGGATTGCAAATTACTCAAAACATTAGAAAGTTGTTTGACCAATATGCCTAATCCAGATGCATTGTGGCAGGATATCCAGAAACTCGATGATATGTATGAAGAGTTGATGTGGCATCCTGATGACGAGCTACAATTCACCCATGATGGTGAGAAAATTATCATTACAAACAAAACATTAGAGGAGAAAAAAAATGACTGAAAGAGCAGAACGTATTAATGGTTGGGCAGCAATGATTGGTGTCATTGCAGCAATGGGTTCTTACGCAACCACTGGACAAATCATTCCTGGTATTTGGTGATGTTAATTGTCCTTACATTATCAATGTTGGCAGGATACCTTCTAGCATCTGTTCTATTTGAAGCAGATATTGATGATGACGACAATGGACCAGGTGGTGGAATCATGATTCCTGCATCAAATCCTGTATAATAGAGATACAGATACCCTCATTTTTAGATAAGTGGGGGTATTTTTTCCAATAAATATAAACATCCCAAAAGGGACGACCACCCAAGGAGAGTTTCTTGAGTGAATTTTTTTTGTCTATGGACTATATTGGTGAAACTCTTTGTTGGAAAGTAGTACAAGCAAATGACTAATTTAACCAGAGATGTTTTGGTAAAGTGTATTGTTGCCGAAGAGATGAAGACTCGGGAAGATGAATCTTTTAAAGATACGTCTACTTATACTCAACAGTTGAAGACTTTATATCATAAATGGGAACATGTTTCTAGTGATGAACTGTGTGATAGGTACAATAAAATCTTTAACCTTGACATTTCAACGGACCAACTGAGCCCTTGACAGAGGAGACCCCTCTGTGGTATCGTTGGGTATCGTTATATTGGTAATTAAATTCGTTAACCTAGTGGATGAAATGTATGATTAAAAGGATGTTCTTTGGGTTGTTTGCAGTAGCAGCAACTGCTTGCGGTAATGCTACTGCAATTCAACCTGAGAAAGAAACTGTGGTTGAAATCCCAGTCATTCCTATTCAGTGGAGATGTCCTGATTGTAATGAGAATGAAAAATATGTTTTAAATCAACTTCAACAGCACACTAAAATTACGGATAGAAATGCTCTGGCAACGATTCTGGGTAACATTAAACAGGAAAGCAAGTTCATTCCCAACATATGCGAGGGAGGGGCTAGAGTTTCTTACAGGGATTGTCATCGGGGTGGGTATGGCCTTATTCAGTGGACCAGCATAAACCGTTACAACAACCTTGGTAGGTTCTGTGAGAAGTATAATTGTGACCCTAGCAGCATCGAAGGACAGACTCGTTACATGATTAATGAGTCCACATTCCAACGTTACCTTCCTGAGTTTGAAGGTCGTGGACATACAGTTGCACAGTACATGGTTCCTTCCTATTATTGGTTAGGTTGGGGCATTAAGGGCAATAGAGAACTTTATGCTTACGATTACGTTAAGAGGTTAGTTTACTCATGAGTCAAGAAGAAGACTGGAGGTACTCTCCAGACAGGATGGAACTCAGGGGAAAGGTTCTACAAATACTTCTATCGAAGTATGGGCATCAAATGCAAGGAACTATTCCAAAATATTCCTCCCAGAAAATATTTGAGTGTGCTCATGATTGGGTATCTCAAGGAAATAATACTACATTTGGTATTACAAAATACTTTGAAGCATATTACACATGAAAAAAATCATTATGGGTTTGCTGGCAGCAGCATCTGTTTCTGTTCCAGCACTTGCTGACGACTCTAAAATCACCAAGGGTTACAATAGTATGGACGCAATGGGGTGTATGCTACTTCGAGAGTGTACAGATGGAGTTGTTGAAGTCGAGAGTATCGCAACTATTGCTGATGAGTATCCCAATACTGATTATAGTAGTGTTGCTGACGAGTTCCACGCAATGCTCGTTGCCTTTAAACAGGTCGGAGTTGGGGTGTTTCTAGCAGATGATAAGTATTTTCCAGTAGGACATCGTGGTGTCTATCACACTGTTAGTAATAATTTTTTTCTGAATAAGACTCATATGGGTCGGACTTCATATTTAATGAGTGTCATGCGTCATGAAGGATGGCACGCTGCTCAGGACTGTATGGCAGGTAGTATTGAGAATAGTTTGATTGCCATCATCAAACCTGAAGATGAAGTCCCTGTTATATGGCGTGTGATGGCAGAACGTACTTATCCGAAGTCTGCAGTGCCCTGGGAAGCAGAAGCATCGTGGGCAGGACGTACTGAAGGTATGACTATGAAAGCACTTCAAGCATGTGCAACTGGTGCTATGTGGGAAATCTATGAACCAACTCCCTTGACTCGTAAGTATTTGGTTGAAGAGGGTTATATTAAATAAATAACTTTGCCTTACCTCTTTTAATATGGCTGAAGCAAAGAGCACAGTAGTAAAGAAAGAGGAACCTAAAAAGGACAAGTTTGACTGGGCAGACGAAGGTCTCTCAGCATTGGTGCGTGTCGTTATTCTATCTTGGTCTGCAGCAATTCTTACACTTAATTATGTAACTATTCCTGGTGTTCCTCAGAAGAATATCGATCCCACGTTCATAGCGTCCGTTTTTACAGGGACTTTAGCGACTTTTGGCGTGACCCCTGCTAAAAAGAAGGAAGAGAATGACTCCTCAGCAAAGAAAGAGGATGAGAAAAAAGCCTGAATTTGATTATGAGTTTGAGGTTGTTTTCGATAAAGAAAAGGAGACAACCATTCAAAAAATCAAAA